TATCCCACAAAGACTCAAGCCCAAAGACAAGCAAGAGCTATTTATGCGAGTGGATATAAAGGTAAAAAATAATTATGGGTAGCATAGACGCAAAAAATGTAGCAAAAGAAGTATTGGAAATTAGAAGATGCACTGTACTATAACTTCAAAGAAATAAAGAAATACAACAAACCCTAGCCAAAAACATATCTTGATTATTTAATGAAATCAGAGTATAATACAAGGGTCAAAGAATATTATAAGAAAATGCATCCAAAATAATGCCAACAATTAAGCAACAAAAAGCATTTAATAATGTGGTGGGGAATGGTGGGAATATAACAAAGGCAATGATTGATGCAAATTACTCAATAAACACCGCTAATACACCTCAAAAATTAACAGAAAGTGTTGGATGGAAAGAACTGTGTGAAGAAAACGGATTAACTGATGATTTTTTAGTTAAAGCATTAGTAAGTGATATAGAAAATAAACCAAAGAATAGAAAGGCGGAATTGGAATTGGGGTTTAAAATACTTGGTAAATTAAATGAAAGACCAGAGGGAGATAAGACATTAGTTTTAATAGTATCTGGTGAATCAGCAAGTAGATATAATGTTCAACCTAACAAATAGTCAAAAAGAAGTAGCGTTAGATTTACATAGATTTAGAGTGCTTTGTTGTGGAAGAAGATGGGGCAAGACAACACTGGCTATTGACCAAATGAAAGCAAGAAGTGCTATACCAAATTCTCGTATATGTTATGTTGCCCCCACATATCAACAAGCCAGAGATATTGCTTGGGAACAACTAAGAAAAGACTACACAGAAGCGGGTAAGATAAATGAATCAAGATTAGAAATAAATGTGGTTAATGGGAGTGTGATATTTCTTAGAGGATGGGAAAGTATTGAAACACTTAGGGGGCAAAAATTTGATTTAATTGTATTAGACGAGATCGCAATGATGAGAAACTTTAACTTATATTGGCAAGAAGTTATAAGACCAACTCTAACTGATACAAGAGGAGAAGCATTGTTTATATCAACTCCAAAAGGATTTAATCATTTCTACGACCTATTTAATCAAGAGAATAAAGATGAAGACTACAAATCATTTCATTTTTCAACCTATGAAAATCCATTTATTCCAGCAGAAGAAATAGATAAAGCCAAACAAGAACTAACTGAAGATAGATTTGCCCAAGAATATATGGCTGACTTCAGAAAGACAGAAGGATTGGTATATAAAGAGTTTAGTAGAACATTTCATACTTACGAGAATTTACCCGTTCCACAAATAGAGTTTGTTAAAGTATTTGGTGGTGTAGACTTTGGGTTCACAAATCCTTGTGCAGTAATAACCATTAAAAAGGATAGATTGGCTAATTATTGGGTATCTGATGAGTGGTATAAAACTCAGCAGACAGATGCTCAAATAGCTGACTATGTGTCGGCCTTGAAATGGGATGCCTGTTATCCTGACCCAGAAAGTGCTAGTGGTATTGAAGAATTAAAGCGTAGACGGGTATTTACAAAAGAGGTAATAAAAAACAAGGATAGCATAAGAAATGGGATTAACTCTATAAGAGAACTATTTAAATCCAATAGACTTAAAATTCATAAATCCTGCCAAAACCTGATATGGGAGTTTGAAACATATTCATATCCAGAGAAACGGCCAGACCAAAATGAACCAGAGAATCCTATCAAAGAGAATGACCACGCATTAGATGCTTTAAGATATGCACTGACAATGGAAAATGACATAGTCAAAAGACCGCAACAGATACCTAGCGTTCCACATCAAAGAGCTAATATTGCAGTATAATTATGGAAAAACAACCAAATATAATAACAAATATAATAATACCACAGTGTTGTAGAGAAGGATGGGCTACCTGTCCTCACTCTAAAAGTAAAAAGGTTAAAAGTAAAAAGAAAAATATAGGTTTATGAAAGATTTAAAATTAGATATAAAGTCAAGACAAGATCCACTAACATCGGGACTATCGGACTATTTGAAGAACCCGGCTAATTATGCAGAGATACAAGAAATTATATTAAAGAGTTTTATAACATCTTGCTCACACGGAAGTCCTGCTGAAATGGCTATGTGTCCTAAATGCACAGAGAAGATGTTAGAGAGGCGTAAGACATTAAAGAAACTGGGTTTTAAAAATCCAAAACAATACTATGCTTGGAAGAAAACACACGAAGAGATAAAGAAACGTTTTCCGCTCGTAGACTGGAAGAAAATAAACAGTGAAAGATTATTAGAAACTATGAAAAGTCAATGACATCACAAGATGAGGTTATAAACTTTATAAACACAGCAGTTAGAGTAAGAATTGCACCATCAAAGATACACGGAGTTGGGGTATTTGCTATTAGAGACATACCTAAAGGCACAAAGTTGTTTGCTAACACAGTTCCTAAGGTATTCCATATCCCTTATGGTAGTATAAATAAACTATTCCCAGAGGTGAGAGACTTAATACTAGAAAGGTGGCCCAATATAATTAACGGATCTAGCTTTGCTTGGCCTGACACAAATATTCAAGCGTTTATGAATCACTCTGACGACTACAATTATGACGGGGTGCTTGATGTTGTAATTAGAGATGTCAAAAAAGGTGAAGAGATAACCGAAGATTATAGAGATATACCAAACTATGATAAAATATTCAAATGGCTGAAACCACCCAAACAATAGAATTATCAAATCACGATGCTGCGATGTTCATCCTATTTAGGAAACATCAAACAAAGTTTCAAAAAATGTTAGAAATGGGCGTTTTTGATGATGGAATTATTCAGACAACAATATATTTTGACAAATTTTCCTCTATAAGAGCTGTTGACAATACAAAAAGAATAATGTGCAACCCTAAAAAAGATTTACAAGTTGCTTTTTATTAGTTTTTTTGTTATACTTATCTTGTTATAAAATAGTCCGCCTGTAAACAGGCAGAAGATACAAGCACTTGGTGCGTATTTTCTGTCTATTTTTTATATATGTATAACCATAAATGTTCGTGTGGACAAACCTATACAGATGATGACCCAGAAGTTTACTTTTGTTCTACTTGTGTAGAGCAGAGAAAACAAATAGCTGAGGAAGTTAATAAAAAACTTGCTGGACGTGTTAATAATTCTGTGGATAAAAGCTTTGATGCACTTTGTAATAAGTTTGGTAGAACAGTCCCCTCAGATCGTGGGGGATTAGCAACATTTTTTAGAGCTAGTGATTTAGGAATATGAATAGGAATATGAAAAAAACAACAAAACAACCATATCCTTATACCGCAACCATAAAGGTATTTGGAAAAGTTTATAAATCAATGGGTTATACAATACAACAAGCCCTAGATAACTTGACAGTGGGTGGAAAGATAGGAGGTGCTTCAATTTTATCTATATCTAATGGTAAAGAGACAAAAGACAAGGTTTTGAATATAAATCAGGCAAATAGACTATTTTCAAGTTCAAGGTTAATCAAGGAAGTGGCGATTAAAAACTTATCATTATTATTTGGCAACTTATGATATCCCCATCTATTTATAGCTACATTCGCGAAGAAGAAAACAAGTTTGAAACTCAGGAAGTTCAAGTGGGTGAAAATTGGTATTGGAACTTCAAACATCACGTTCAACTTATCTTTCACCTCATTCACGGAGTATTTTATACTGGTGCAAATGATTGGTTGAGAACATTTAGTCAAATAATGCGTCCGCTATTAAGATTGTCCTACTGGACAGAGGATTTGGAAGTAAAAGATGTTGTATTTTTTAGTGATAATAAGAATGGGCGTGTAAAATCCTTTTTCTACAAGAAATATCACGATGAAGTATATGTAAGAGAACACGACCTAGACACTTTATTTGATGAAATAACTGAATCTGACATAACTTATGGTGGTGCTTTACTTCAAAAGGGTGTTAAAAGACCAGAAGTATTGCCATTGCAATCAATAGCATTTTGCGACCAAACAGACCTTTTGGGCGGTTCGGTAGGATTTAAAGTAAACTTCTCGCCAGACAAACTCAGAGAAATGAGTAAATTTGGGTGGGGGAAAGAGAGTAATGGTGCAGATATTTCAATAGAAGACCTTTGCGTTTTGGCTACACAAGATAAAACTCCAGTAGGATTAGAAAATCAAAATCAAGTTTCTAGTAAGAGTATTGAAGTCTATATAGTCAGAGGAAACTTGCCAGAACACTACCTCAAAGACAATAACAATATGGAAGATTGGTATAACCAGCTTCAAATACGAGCATTTTATACAAAAAAAGATGGTGCTTATAACGGCAAAGAAGGGGTTTGTCTATATCGCAAGAAGGAAGTAGAAGGAGGACTAAAACTTCACATTTCAGAGAAAGTATATGGTAGAGCATTGGGATATTCAGATGGAGAAGCATTATTGCCACAACAAATTTGGACTAACTTCTTGTCTATTCACGAAATGGGTATGTTAGAGGCGGGTTCAAAAGTTCCTCTATACACTGATGACCCAACCTATACACAGAAAAACAAGATACAAGATATGGAGAATCTTGAAGTTACGGTCGTTGAAGATGGAAAGGTTATAAGACAAGTTCCTACCGCAGCCCCAGCCAACATTCAACTATTTGCCAATAAAAAAGTTAATTTATATGAGTCAGCACAACTTAATACAGCAGCATTTGATTCAATAATGGGCAAAGAGGAGTCTTCAGGGACTACATTCAAGGGACAAGAAAGATTAGTCGCACAAGGTAGAGGTTGGCACGATAGACGTAGGGGTCAGAGGGCTAAATTCATTGAAAGTGTATATAGAGATTGGATATTGCCTGATATACAAAAGGAAATCCTCAAAGGAAAGAAGTTCTTATCCACACTTACAACAGAAGAAATGACTTGGGTAGCTGACCAACTTGCAACTAAGGCAGTAAATGAAAGGATAAAAGAGCTTATTTTAAAAGGAAAAGTCCTTACAAAACAAGAGCAGGATATGATGATGCAAACATTCAAGCAGAACTTCTACAAGAGTGGAAATAAACAAGTATTAGAGGTATTAAAAGGTGAATTTGAAGACGAAGAGATAAAGGTTGGTATAAATATAGCTGGTAAACAAAAGAACCTAGTAAATCAATCAGACAAAATACTATCAATTATCCAGTTTGCAGCCACAAACCCTCAAGGTTGGATGATGATTAAACAAGATCCAGCACTCTCACAGGCATTTAATGACTTACTAGAATATTCGGGTATATCTCCAGTAAGTTTTGAATCGTTTAATCAACAAATGCCACAGATGATGCAACCACAAGTATCGCCAATGCAACCTCAGGCAGAGTTAATGGAAACAACCAATGAATAACACACAAATTGAAAAATTGCATAAGTTTGCCAACGATAAAGTAATGACTGAAGCAGTTTATAATATCCTCTTAGAAGTATTTTTAAAAAAAGGGTCGGAGGAGGATGTTTCAATAAAAGCAGCAAGGTTTATATCAGTGGAGAAATTGCAGGACGCTTGGAAAGAAATTGACAAGTTTAAATCTGATGAAAAAGGTGAAGAGCCAATTCGTCAGCAAATAGGATTATAAATTAACTTAATAATATGTTACAAGACGCAAAAATGCCCAGCTTAAAAGATAAATTTGCAGTTAAAGTAGAAGTAGTAGAGGAAAAAGTAAAAAAGGTCGTTAAAAAATCTAAGAAAAAATAAGTGGTAGTTAATAAAATTGGTTATCGCACCTAAACAAAAACGAAATGTGTTTATGATTATCACTTAATAAATCAAATTATAAACTTATCATTTGCATTATGGAAAATGAAGAAGTCGTCGTTGAGACTCAAAACAACGAAGCAGAAGGTGGTGAATTAGAGAATAATTTTGTCAAAGTTTCTAAAGAAGAATATGACAAACTTAATCAAACTCTAGGTTCATTAAAGCGGGAACTTAAGGACTTAAAAAAACCAAAAGAGACCGAAGAAACTGCTAAAACAAACCAACCAGACAATGTGTTATTTGAAAGAGTTGAAAAGATGGCACTGCGACAAGCAGGTATCACCCATCAAGAAGATATTGACCTTATGAGGTCTTTAGCTAAGAAGTGGAATGTAGATATTGAAGAAGTTGTCGTTGATGAAGATGCTTTAGCAAAACTAGAGCGACAACGAACCAACCGATCCAATATTGAAGCTACTTCAGGAGTTAAGGGTAGTTCTGGCACATCTTCTGCAAAGAATACTGTGGAATATTGGAAAGCAAAAGGCGTTCCGCCAACTGCGACTGATATCCCAGACAATAAACTTCGTAGAAAGATAAATGTTGAGCTCTTTAAGGCAAATAAAACTGGTGGTATCAAATTCTATAACGAATAAACAACATATCTGGCATTAGTAAGTTAACGATTCAGTATAAGTTTGGGGTTTTATAATTTTATAAGAAGCCCTGAACAAAAAGCTGAATAACTAACATTTCAGTTACACAAACAATAACCTTGATTTCGTAGGGTTCGCTGGGAGTAATCCCTTTGTAAAAATATCCTTCTGAATTCGGTGAAACTCCTAACGTAAAGACGAGGACAACGCCGAGCCAACCCGAAAGGGCGGTGTAGAGACTAAGTGAAGGACTCCTGCTTATGACAGGATGAAGCCATAGTCCGAACTTATGGGAAACCATAAGAGATAAGGAGAAATCCTTATCCGCCTCTAGTAAAATTGTTCTTTGAAAAAACTTATATCAAAATTCACGAATTGCTTTATATGGCGGTTATGTTAATATGAGGATGTGAGAAACTATAAAACAAAAACACCAGAAATAGAGCAGTTAAGAAGGCAAAAAATAAGCCAAACATTAAAGGGTAAAAAACCGTCTAATCTTTCTTATCTTCATTCAATTCCTTATACAGAAGAACGCAAAAGAAAAATAGGTTTAGCCCACAAAGGCTTAAAACATACAGAAGAAACAAAAAGGAGAATTAGCGAAACAAAAAGAAATCCTTTAAGACCACTGTATAGAGCAGTTCGTGAATGTTACAAGTATCGTGATTGGAGAAAAGCAATATTCCAAAGAGATAAATATACTTGTGTTTTGTGCAATAAGAGAGGTGGTGAGTTAAACGCTGACCATTATCCAAAAAGGTTTGTTGATGTTTTAAGAGAAAACAAAATTGAATCAATTGAACAAGCACTTAATTGCACTGAATTATGGGATATTTCTTTCGGGAGAACACTTTGTAGAGTGTGCCACTCCAAAACCGATACTTGGGGAAATAAGTTTAAAATCTAGAGGTTATAAAAGTAACAAGATGACGAAACTCTTTATGAGGATGTATTGCAAGATAGATTGGACAAACCAACAACTTGGAAAGAGATGTGTGATGTTACAGTTACCAATCAACAGGTAATCTCATCATCATACGAGTCCACTGAAAACAGTGTTACAACTGTTTCTCGTGGGACAGGTCTAGTTCCAGCTGGCTTCGTTGAGACTGCAGAAACTCTCACCATTTCAACTGGTAGAGATTTGGCTGTAGTTCTTGACTGGGGCAACTTGTATCAATCTCCTTGGACAAAACCAGCAGAAATCTTTGACAGAATTGGTGCTTTACTCAACGAATATGTTGAAAGTGCGGTTTTGGCAAGATATGGCTCTTGGACAGACTTTGGAACTTCATCAATAGGTGGGGGTGGTGCTACAACAGATGCAATCACAGTTTCCGCTTCTAACATTGATGACATCATTCGTGGTGTTAAGAGAGAAATCAGAGAGAATAATGGTCAATTCCAGATGAATCAAAAAGGAGTTGGCTTCGTTTGGAGAGCTGCTGACTTTGAATACTTGGAAGCATTTGTGCAAGCTAATGGCTTTACCACAGCAGACCAAGCCCTCAAAGAAGGCACAGTAGAAGGTATTAGATATATGGGATGCGACCACTACTGGTCAAATTCTCACACAGCAAATCACGTATTTGCAGGTGTAAAGAAATTAGAAAGACTAGGTATTATGCAAGGAACTTATGGTCGTGCATACACGATTGATTTCCCCGCTTCAGATACCAATTCATTCCACTCAGGTCGTGCATTCTATTCACGAATTGACATCGGACACTTGACCCCTACAGCACACAAAGGGAACTTGTTTGATGTTAATGTTGCTTAATTATTAGAATCTTAATCGCAACTACAAAAATGACTAATAAAAAATATATTGTAGCACTGGTTGCGGTTCTAATAATCGCAATTATCGGTTGGGTAATGCCGGTCGGACAAAACGGACAGACTATTGTTGAAAAACTTGGTGTAGTTCCAGGAAATGATTTCTATGAAACTCCTAGATTTTGGGCTGGTGTTGGTGGACAAATTCTTGCTACATCAACTTCAGGCACAGCAACAACTTTAAACGAGAAGACATTGAATGACTTTACTGTTATAGAAATGACCCCTAATGTCGCAGCGTTTACTTACACACTTCCAGCAACCTCAACTCTTTCAGGTTTGTTAAAGAAACCAGGAGATACCAGAACTTGGATAATTGAGAATGCCACCTCAACTGCCGGCGCAACAATTACTGTTGCCAAAGGAACTGGTTGGGATTTAACAGGTGTTGATGCAAATGTTGATGTTATTGCGGGAGCAGCAGCAGGTTCAGAAGTTTATATGAAACTTGACTGCACCAGAAAGTCTAACAAAGACATCGTTTGTCTCATTTCAGAGAACATCGCAGCGGATTAGTCTTCTGCCTCAGCTCTTTTATAAGGGCTGGGATTAGCAGATTAAATAAATAAAATGTCAATAGCATTTAGCAACACAACAACAAAGCGGGGATTAGTTCAAATGTATGAGAAAGCCATAGGTGCTAATTATGGTGATGTTTCTGGTGATAGTGAAGCGTTGGCAGAATTTACTGCTAATGTAAATAACGCTTTAGATGATTATTTACTTATTTGGGCTAAAAGTGCTGGGACTTGGCAAGGAGATGATATAAACTATACAAACTACCCCATACTAACCGCTAGTATTGATGCTAATAAACGTGATTATCCTTGCACCGTTGATGATGATTCTAATAGAATTACAGATGTTTCTAAAGTTTTAATATTACCTTCCTCTACTGCAACAGAATACATAGAAATAAATCCGATAGATGAACTCAAAACAGAAATAAGTCAGGTTTTAGTAAATACAAACACGGGGACACCATATCAATATGGCAAACTCGCTAATGCAATATTCTTAGACCCAATACCTGATTACAGTGTGTCTGCTGGGATTAAAATGATAGTAAATAGGGAGGGTTCATATTTTGTTTCTACTGATACCACTAAAAAAGCTGGTGTTCCAGCATATCACGAATATTTTTATCTAAAACCCGCCTTAATAAAGGCAAAACAAAAATCTCTTACTAATTTGATTCAACTTGAAAAGGATGTGATTGATTTAGAGGGTTCAGAACGGCTACGAGTAACGGGCAAAATACAAGAATTTTTTAGTATGAGGGAAAAAGATATTAGAAAAGTTTTAACGAACAAAAAAATAAATTATATATAAAATATATTATCAAAAAATTATCAATTAACTTAATTATATATGGCATCAGGATTTTATGGAAAATTTCTTCAATCAGGGTTTGACAATTCTTTAACAAAGATAAATCTTGCTTCTGGTGGAGATACAATAAAAGTAGCGTTAGTAACTTCTTCTTATACACCAGATTTTGATACTCACGATTTCTTTAATGATGTGACAAATGAAGTATCAGGAACGGGGTATACAACTGGGGGGGCTGCACTTGGTTCTCAAACTCTTACACTTAACACAACAGATAATCGTTTAGTAATAGACGGGGCAGATACTACTTGGGCTTCTTCTTCAATTACTGCGGCTGGAGCAGTAATTTATAAATCAACAGGTGTTTCGTCTACTTCTCCTTTAATTGCTTATGTAGATTTTGGTGGTAACAAGGTATCTGACGGAGGAACATTTCAGATAACGTGGCACGCAAATGGAATCGGATATATTGACTATACACCTTAAATTATATGGCAGTAGCATATCAATCACATAATTCAACTCAAGCAATTCTGGCAACAAGTAATTCGGTCACGATAACAAAACCAACAGGACTGGCGGTCGGTGATTTAATGATTGCCCATATTGGTAAAACGGCAACATCCGCAACAATAGACACATTATCTGGGTGGACTTCCTTACTTAACGACATAAACGGAAATTTTAGAATGAGTGTTCAATACAAAATAGCCGATTCATCAGATGTTTCGGCTTCCGATTTTACTTTTACGGGTTCGGGGACAACTCCATATACAAGTGGTGCTGTTTATAGAATAAGTGGACAATCTGTGTCAACACCACTGGATACAAATTCTTCACTTACAACTTGGTCTGGAACATCAGCCGACCTTTCAATGGGTATAACACAATCAAGGGCGGATAATCTCCTTTTAATTTTAATTGGTGCGGGTAGTGGTAATCAAAACACAACTAATATTGCTTCGCAAGCAATCGCAACCTCAAACCCAACTTGGACTGAAGATTATGATATTAGCCTCGGAACAAATTCAATTGCAATGATTTGTGGCACACACGCTATCAGAACTGAAACAACGTCAACAGGTAATATCTCTTTTAGTTCTTCTGCATCTATGAATGTTGGGTTGGCTTGTATAATATCAATCAATAATACTTTAGGTGTTACTATCTCTCCATCAGCTATCACCTCAACCGCAATAGTAAATTCTCCAACAGCAACAGGTGGTGCAACAGTCAGCCCTTCTGCTATTACTGCAAATGGAGTAGTAAATACACCGACAGCTAAGCAAGCAGACTGGTCAGCACAAGGTAAATCAACAAGCCCGACGTGGACAAGTCAAACAAAATCATAATGACAAACGAACAACGCATAACAGAATTAGAAAGAATAGTGAAAGATCAACAATCTTTTATTAATTCGTTTAAATTTAATTCCTCAATTCCAAAAGAAGTTGATGATGCAATAAAAGCTCGATATAAAATAAATGAAAGAATTAGAGCTGTTGGTTTAGGTAGTGCTGGAAGTCAATCTGTTTTTAATTCTTTTAATGTAACTGTGCCAGCTAACCCTTCTGGGACACTAAAGGTTGATTTTAATGGAACAGAATATGAGCTTTTATATAAATAAAATGAAAATACCACAAGACAAATGGACACAGGTAGGAAATTCAGATGTTTACGGAACATTGTGGTCTTCTTTTAATTTGGATTTGGCAAATAAAAATCAAAAAGGAAAAATGTTGTTCTCACCGAGAACGCTTGTAAACCTATCTTCATCTGATGATTCTGATTTGGGGCTTCCCGTAGCTTTTAAATATGTTTATGGGGTTGGTTGGTTTGCAATATGTGGAAACAAAATATTCCAAAATGGAAATACAGGAACACCAAATTCAACACGAAGTCCATTTACATCTTTTTACGATGGGACAACGTTAGGACTCCCAATTTCAGAAGGGTTTGACATTAATTCTGATATGGAATTCTTCCCAGATGCAAATAGTCTGATTGTCTCTACAAAAAGCACAAAAGCATATAAAACTGACGGGAGTTCCTTTGCCGATATTTCGGGGGCTGGTGGGACTGGTGGTTTTGTAAAAAAATTATGCTATTTCAGGAAAAGGGCAAGAATGTATATGACTTATGCTGTTAGTAAAATTCTTTCTTATGATTCTGCTTTTAGTGTCGCAACCCCTTCAGGAAATCCAAATACTACTCAATATGCAATGGATTTAGGGGGTTCAAACGAAAGTATTACAACATTTTTAGATGGTGGTGATTATATGTGGATTTTAACTATGAGTATAACAGGGAATCAAAGTTATCAATACTTGTGGGATGGTTCTACGGCAACAACACCAAATGATTATGCGATTTTAGAATCAAGCGGAGCGTTGTGCGGGATTATAAAAGACAATTCACTGTGGATAGTAGATACTGAGGGTCGTTTAATGCAAAATAATGGCAAGGCGTTTGTAGAAAAAGCAAGATTCCCATTTGGGGGTAAAGTGCCAAAAAATTCAATGCTTTATACTCCAACCAATGATTTGCCAAGATGGATACACCATAACGGTATGGCTATTGTTAATGGAAAGATAAATATTCTAATAAACAACCCATTTCAAGATGATAGCGATGAATCAGAGAGATGTCCTGCTGGAATTTGGGAATATGATGATGATATCGGACTTTACCACAAAATGTCAATTTCTTATTCACCTAAAGCCACTGGTGCAATAACA